CAAGACCCGAAGGAAGCGGAGAAGAAACGATTGGCAGAAGTAGAGCAAAAGATATTAGACGAAGCAAAAGAAGAACAACGAGAACGGGTTAGAAGGGCAAAAAGGGCGTTTGAGAATTATTCAGATTCTAGACGCAAATATGATTGGGAATGGTTGAGTCGTGATCTATTTAGACGAGGATATCAATTCACTCGTTATAATTCCTCTACTAAAACGGTTACTATGGCGACAAATAGTACCGCTAAAATACCGATCAATATTACTAATGCGGCCATGAGGTCTATTGCAAATCAGGTAACAGCATTCAAACCTAAGTGGGAAGTATTACCAAATAGACTTGATGACGAAGCAAAACAAAATGCTAAGTATTCAGGGAAGTTATTGGACTATGTATTCAAAAAAGAACGCCTCAAGAAAAAGATCAAAGAAACAGTCAAGCAAGGACTCTTATATTCTGTTGGAGGTCCTTGGCAGTTAGGGTGGGATAAAGGAATTGTCAATGAAGATGGTTCTAACGGGTTTATATATGTATGGCTTATAGATCCTTTTGACTTCTATACAGACCCAAATGCTACTGATGGCATGGCGTTTACAGATGCCGAAGGATTAGTAAAAGCAGTTAGAAAACCCGTAGAAGAAGTTAAGAGTAATACGAACTATACTGATGCTCGATATACTATCAAACCCGATAACAGGGTGGCGGCTTCAGAATACAAACAATTCTTACTACAATCTATTAAGTACCTGAATCAGTATAGGACTAAGGAAACAGAAACAGTCATTCTATACGAAGGGCATTTCAAAGAAAGAAACATAGAGTCTGGTGATATAAAAATGCGACACCTTATATGGGTAGATTCTACTGATGATCCATTACTAGATGAGGTTCTAAAGACAGAGGACTTTCCATATAGAATGTATCAGGCAGACATCAATCCTCTAGAGGTTTACGGGGAAGGGTGGGCAAAACACGTTATACCGTTGAATAGAGTAATTAACGCACTAGAATCATCTGAATTTACTTATAACTACAAATATAATAAGGGCAGATTGGTAATGGATAAGAATTCAGGAATAAGAATCATTGATAATCAACACGGAAGTATTATTGAAAAGAACGCAGGAGCAGAAGTTAGGGCATTACCGCTTCAACCACTTACGGGAAGTAATCAAAATCAGATTATCCGTATGCGTCAGTATTTTGAAGATGTATCGGGAGCACATGATGTCAGTCTTGGTAGAATTCCAGTAGGAGTGAAGTCGGGTATTGGTATTGCTGAACTCAAACAGGCAGATGCTACCAATCAAGACGACCTAGTAGATAATTTAGAAGATTTCTTAGTAGAAGTAGCACGAAAGATATTGGAAATAATCAGTCTTAACATTACTACACCAAGGTTAGTTAAAGCTACTAATATTGCAGGAAATGCAGACTACTTTGCAATAGTAGGTGAAAAAGGAATGAAGGATCGAAAACGCAGGGATAAGTTAAAAATAGGCAAAAAAGAATATCCACTTGCTATCATTAGTCCAGACAATACTATTACAGTACAGATTGGTTCATGGTTAGCATATAGCAAACAGCAAAGACAGCAAGAATTGAAAGACCTATATACATCAGGAGTAATAGATCAACGTACCTTACTTGAACACTTAGAATTTGGGGATATAGACAATATTATTGCTAGAACTAAACAGGAAGCGATCATCAAACAACGAAGGGCCATGAAAGAAGCAGGAGTAAAAACTGATGTTACAGAAGAAGAATTAGCAATTGCTGAAAATACTATGATATTAGACGGAAATACAGAAGTTATGGCCATGCCAGATGATGACCATGAGATTCATATTTCTGTTCACGAACCTGAAGCCCAACATAGAATGGTAGCACTTCATATAGAAGAACATAAAGCATTACTCAATCAAGAAAAAGGTCTTCCTGCACAACAGTTAACAGAGGATCAAGCGGCAGAAATGGCTCGTAAAGGTCAATTGACTCCGACAGAACAAGAAACAGGAACACCTGGAGAATTAGGTGCACAAGGTATACCAGGAATGGCAGGAACTCAAGGAATACCGCCTGAAATAATGGGAGGTATGGCGCAAGATATATCAGTAATGTAGTATAAATATAGAAAGGAGGAGAATATGGATTATACAAAATCAAAAAAGGTAAAAGTCCCTAAAACTCAAAGTACAGGAAAAGCCGTTGATACTGCTCCTGATGGAGGCAAACAATTTCCTGATACTGATACGTTCAAAGGAAAACCAGTAGATAGTAATTATGCAACTGTACCAACAGATAAAGATGCAATATTAGCTAATATCAAAAAAGCTGGAGAAGAAGTGAAAACACGATTCGGACTAGAAGAAAGAGGTGTCTGAATCTTTACTGGCGACAGAACATTTCATGGGTTCTGGTTAACACTAATATCATTGCGACTGGAATGTCTTATTTCTTCTGTCGCCTACAAGAATATTAGTGTTTTTTGTTTACTTGACAATATGGACTAATATATAGCATTATGTATACAACGAGTGATTAGCGGTACTAATCCGAGTCATGGGCGATACCCAATGAGAAAGAGAGGTGCGGTATGGATACTAACAAAGACCAAGTACAGGTCGATGAAGTAAACAAACCTGAAGGTCAACAGGTTGCGCCCACAGCAGATCAAACCAATCAGGGGAATAAAACACCCGAGGAACTCGAATGGGAGAAGCTCACGGGCGGAACCCAACGCAGATTCAAGAGTATCTTGAGTGAGCGTGACGAGTTACGAGAACAGTTAGAGGAAGCAAAGGCAAGGACAAATGTGCCTCCGCCACCTCCTCCAGCTTTTCCGCAAGTCCCTCAAACGACAGACCAAATTACTGCTCAACAGCAGGAAGCGGTCCAGAAGTTGAGAGATAAATATGGATTAGCAACAATGGAGGATATCGGAAAAGAACGTAATGCGATTCTTGAAGAACTAGAAAAAGCAAAGCAGGAAGCCAAAGAAGACTTAATTCTTGAGAATGAGTATCAGAGGCTTGAGCGAGTTTTTGACGGAACTGATGGAAAACCAGCGTTTGAACGAAAAGAGGTAGAGGACCACATGAAGCGTACAGGAGTTTATAATCCAGAAGTGGCTTATAAGAATATGTACGAAGACGAACTGTTCGATTGGAAACTAAATCAGGCCACAGGTAAGAAGAAAACCCGAGATTCAGGTCAAGGGTATACTGAAAAACCTACAGGCGTGACTGCTACACAAACCGAACCGTTAACAGTCGAAACTTTGCGTGAGCGTCTTCAACAACCTGACGGAAAAGATTGGTGGGCGAAAAATCGTGAACGAATCCTTCCTCAAGTTGCACAACTGATGAAATAAGGTGTAAGTAGTCCCTGACGGTATAAAGTTCTACATGAAAGGGTTACTAACATGGCAGATATCACGACCACAACTGCGGCAGTCTTTATCCCAGAATTATGGTCAATGGAAACTCTCAGAGCTCAAGAGGCGGCACTCGTTGTTGCACCTTTGGTAAAGAGATATGATTCATTGGTCAAAGGACGGGGAGATTCTGTGCATATTCCTGAGGTCAGCAATCTTGTCGCCAACGACAAGGTAGCCAATACTGATGTTACACTCCAATCACCAACTGAAACCGAAAAGACAATTGATATAGACAATTGGAAAGAGGCTTCATTCTTGGTGGAGGATATCGTCAAAGTTCAATCGAACTATGACCTTATGGCGGAGTATACCAACAAAGCTGGTTACGCAATTGCACAAGCCATTGACACTTCTGTACTTGGACTTTACACCACTTTTACGAACACGGCAGTAGGCACTTATGGTGCTGATATTGACGATGACGCAATCGTGGAAGCAATCCAAGCACTTGATGAAGCCAATGCACCACTGGAAGAAAGGTACATGATACTCAAACCATCACAAAAAGCCGCACTTATGAAGATAGACAAATTCGTACGTGCTGACTATTTGGGTCAATATGACAACCCGACTCCTGTAAAAAGAGGACCTAATAACAGGTATCTCTGGGGTGAGATTTACGGCGTTCCTGTGTACTACACTACACAAATTCCAACGACCGCCGCAACTCCAACTGAAGTACACAATATGCTGTTCCACAAGGAAGCTATGGCATTAGCACTTCAGCTCACACCTCGTACACAAGGAACTTACTGGCAGAGATCACTCGGTTGGTTAGTTACTGTTGATACGATTTACGGTGTCGCAGGTTTGCGTGGAGATCACGGTGTTGAGATCAAGAGCTAACAGTTGTTAAACTAAACGGAAAGAGGACTGTAACAGGTCCTCTTTTCTATGGTATTATGTATAGTATGATATGTACCAGTTGCGGAAATAAGACTTATCGTTCATATACCTATTGGAAAGATCATAAGATGATAAAAGACGTATGTGGCGACTGTTATCCAATGGGGCGTGTCAATTCAATTCTTAATAATCCAAAGAACAAGATCAA